TAGCCAGTGGCTAGCAACAAAAAAATAACGGACCTGGACGAGATCAGCTCGATCACCGTTGCCGACGACGACGTACTAGCCATAGTAGACGTTAGCCAGAACAAGACCTACAAGATCCGCAAGGACGCTTTCGAGGTAGCTATCTCTGGCGTAACGTCTATGTCAGCCGGTTCACCTTTGTCCACCAATGCCTCTACTGGTTCAGTGGTGCTTACGCTAGGCACTGTGCCTGTGAACAAGGGTGGTACAGGCGGTATCACCGCTAGCGAAGCCCGTACTAACCTTGGCCTAGGCAGCATAGCCACGCAAGACTCTAGTGCTGTGTCTGTTACAGGTGGGTCTGCTAGTGGTCTGACCAGCGTAGGAACCAGTGCCCTTACAGCTACTGGCACTTCTACGCTGAGCACCGTAGACATCAACGGTGGTAACATCGACGGTACCGCCATAGGAGCAGCAACCACCAGCACAGGCGCATTTACCACACTGAGCGCCAGCGGTGGTTACACGGGCAGCGTCACAGGTAACGTAACGGGTAACGTTACAGGTAACCTCACAGGTAACGTAACCTCCAGTGGTACCTCGTCGTTTGCCACCTTGACCGCGTCTGGTAACGCATCGGTCAACAGTTTAACCTTGGGTGGTACGGCTATTACTTCTACAGGAGCAGAGCTAAATAAGATAGACGGATACCTAGGCAGTGCGACAGAATTAAACTATGCCAGAGACCTGTATAACACAGGCGTTACCTCCGCAGAGTTTGATAAACTAGATGGTCTTACTTCGTCCACCGCAGAGTTAAATACATTAGACGGATATACCGGTAGTGCTACGCACCTGAACTACGCCAAGGACTTATACAATACAGGTGTTACCACCACGGAGTTTGACTATCTAGACGGCGTTAACGGTACCATATGGCACAACGGTAACGATGTCTTAAGCTACACTAATTCAAACGACTCTGCGGGATATTTAAAACTTCCAAACGGTCTCATCATCCAATGGGGAGTTGATAACAGTACTGCGGGTTATCATGCGGTTTCCTTCCCAATAACTTTTCCAAACTATTGTTTTTCAGTAGTAACTTGTAATGGTTCTAATTATTCTGGCGCATGGTCTGTGATTTATACTTTTAACTATGATCGTACTACATCGGGCTTTTATTGCTACGGTACTTCTGCATTACCTCTTACCCCGTATATAGCAATAGGAATTTAATTATGAAATACGCGCACGTAGACGGAAATAATCAGATCCTAGGCTGGTACGAAGATGAAATTCATTCAACTATACCAGAACCTAACGTCCAGGTGTCTGAAGAAGTATGGCAGAACGCAATCAACTCTAGCCACAATACGATCATAGACGGTGTAACTAGCCAAGTTGATCATAGAACTGACGCTCAAAAAGCCGAAGGCGCTAGGATGATGCGTAACGAATTGCTCGTAACAGAAGTAGACCCCATTGTCACAAACCCGCTCCGTTGGGCAGAGCTGTCTTCAGCAGAGCAACAAAACTGGATAGATTATCGGATAGCTCTGCTAGACGTACCTCAACAGGTAGGCTTTCCAAACGCAATTACCTGGCCTACTAAACCTTGACACAATTGCCACACCATGGTAAAATAAACAAAACTAGAGCTAGAAGCTCTGGGAGAAAAGCATGACCGTAGAATCTGCTACGTATATTAGTCAGCTAAATACAGCACAACCCGCAGCAAGTGACAATATCTCCGAAGGTGACGATCATCTTCGGCTGATTAAGAGTGTCTTGCAAGCCCAGTTTCCTAACCTTGGAACCGCTGCTGCCAGACCAACCGCAGCACAGTTGAACAAACTTGGTTTCCAAACGGGCATGGTAATCATGTGGGCGTCTGCTTCTACACCGACTACGCAGACGATCAGTGGTGTATACGATTGGCTCCTTTGCAACGGGTCTGCGTACGACCCGGCTACGTACTCTGACCTGTATTCTGTTATAGGTACAACCTTTGGCTCAAGTGGTTCAAACTTCTTGGTTCCAGACTTCCGTACGTATTTCCCCGTAGGCGTAGGCACTGGCTTCACGCTTGGCTCGTCTGGTAACGCATCAGCTACATCGGGTACAGATGTTATCAAATACATTCCTATGAACTTTCTGATAAAGACCTAGCGATGATTACGTATCGCGGCGAGAAATTTGCAGGGTACAACAAGCCCAAGCGTACCTCCGGTAAATCAAAGAAGTTTGCAGTACTGGCTAAGCAAGGACCACAAGTTCGTCTGATCAGATTTGGTGATCCTAACATGACCATCAAGAAAGATCAACCAGCTCGTAGGCGTAGCTTTAGAGCCAGACATAAATGCGACAGCAATCCCCCTAGTAAACTTACAGCCCGCTACTGGAGCTGTAAGAAATGGTAAAGGAGAAACATATGGGATACGGTAAAGGAAAAGGTAAGGGTAAAGGTAAAGGCGGTAAGTTAGGAAATCGCTGCTAACCATGAACATAAAAGAACTCGCTGCTCAAGCGTCTATTGTACTTAGTAACCCTGTCTTTGAAGAAACCTTTAAGACCTTGGAAGACAGTCTAACAACCGAATGGAAAAGCAGCGACGATCCTAACCATCGAGAACTTTGTTGGATGCGTATCAAAGCGTTACATTCTATAACAGAACAACTAAACGCTTTTGTACACAACGATAAAATTGAAAACTACGAGAAATGAGGAATTAAAGATGAGCACGGCACAGACCAATCCGCAAAGCGCGGAAGTCAATAAGCCACAGCTTAGCATGTTCGATGTTATGTTTGGAAGTGACGAGAGCACTAATCCAGAACAAACAATCGAAGAACCCGTTGAACACGAAGAATACGAAACTGAGTCAGAGTTTGAAGCTGAAGCTGATGACGAAGTTGAGTACGTCGAGGACGACGGTGACTACGAGGTAGACGAAGAGGAAGATCAACCGGAAACCCAGCGCTACTACATCAAAGTTGATGGTCAAGAGCAAGAGGTCACTCTGGACGAACTTCGGAACGGCTATCAGAGACAAGCGGATTATACCCGTAAGTCTCAGGCACTTGCAGAACAGCGCAAGGCTTATGAAGCTAACCTCCAGGCAATTCAGTCTGAACGTGAGCAATACAGTCAAGCTCTTCAACTGATGGTAGCGCAGCAAAAGAATGAGCTGTCACAGTACGAGAACATCGACTGGAAAACTCTCAAAGAAGACGACCCTATGGAATACATGGAGAAGCGTCTGGAGTTTCAGGAAGCACGGGACAAAATTGCCCGTGTGCAACAAGAGCAGCAACGAGTTGCAGCCGAACAGCAGCAACGAGTGCAACAGCAATTGTCGGAGATAATGCAGACAGAGTTTACAAAGCTCAAAGAAGCACTTCCCGCCTATGCTGATCCCAGCTCTAACCTGAAGAACGAGTTGCGGGACTACGGGTTATCCCTTGGTTTCTCGCAGCAGGACTTGGACTCGATCTCTGATCACCGTGTAGTCTTGGTATTGCACAAAGCAATGCTCCAAGATCGTGCGGCTCAGGGTACAGTTCGTAAGGCCAAATCTTCAAAGCCTGTGCCCAAGGTTGTCAAGTCAGGAACTCCTGAATCTAAAACCCAGCGTAGCAAGAAAGCATCGCAACAGCGTCGGGAGCGCTTGGCTAGAACCGGTAGTACGCGAGATGCCACTAGTGTTTTTCTGGACTTAATCTCTTAAACTAAGGAAACCAAACTAATGGCACAACCAACTGGAGTATATGTAACCTACTCCTCTGCGGGTCTCCGGGAGGATTTGGAAAATGTGATTTACGACATCTCGCCAACCGATACACCATTTATGTCTATGGGTGGTCGTTCGGACGCGATTGCTGTAAACCACGAATGGCAAACGGATGCACTTGCAGCCGCTAGCGGTACGAACTATCACGAGGAAGGAGCTACGCTCACCGCTGCTGAGCCAGCGGCGACAACTCGCCTCGGAAACATCTGTCAGATTGCTCTGAAGACCACGCTCGTCTCCGGTACTCTTGATGCAGTATCAAAGGCTGGTCGTCGCGAAGAGCTTGCCTATCAGATGACCAAGCGTTCCGCTGAGCTGAAGCGCGATATGGAAACATCTCTCGTAGGTGTCAACCAAGCCAAGACCGCTATGTCAGCAGACAGCACGGTTCGTAAACTTGGTTCACTTCCAACTTGGGTAAACACCAACATCTCCAAAGCATCTGACGGTGCCAACGGTGCTGGCGGTGGTGCAGCAGCACGTACCGACGGTACAACTCGTGCGTTCACCGAATCTTTGTTGAAAGCTGCTATTCTCTCAGCTTACAACGAAGGCGCTAACACAAAGTACCTGATGATGGCTCCTGCTCAAAAGCAGACCTTCTCTAGCTTTGTCGGTGTCGGTGCTACGGGCGGTGCTTCCAACCGTATCGACGCGGCTGATCAGCGGATCATCGGCGGCATGGATGTCTATGTCTCCGACTTCGGTGAGATGGCCGTTGTCCCTAACCGCTTCCAGCGTTCACGCGATGTCTGGTTGCTTGACCCAGAATACTACGGCATTGGTTACCTGCGTCCGTTCTTCCAGAAAGAGGTTGCTTCAACCTCCGATGGCGAACAGCGCGCAATCATCACCGAGTACACTCTCGTTGTTAAAAACGAGAAAGCTCTCGGCGCTGTATACGACCTGTCGT